GGATGGGCAGGGCACCCACGCCGCCGGTTTAGCGCTCGTCGGCCGGCTCGTACATCACTGCGAGGACGACAAGGTCATCGAAGCGGTCATCAAGGCGCTCTTTCCGGAGGGCTACGAGGGCGACAGTCTTAAGGAGCTGAAGGGCTGGATCGCTGGCGCTAGGAAGAAGGTGGACGCCGGCACATGGGACAAGCGCGAAACCGGCTTCCTGAGGACGAAGAGCGGCGCGATCACGGTGTGCGAAAAGAACACGCGCACGGCGCTCGAAAAGCTGGAGGTCTCAATTCGGTACGACATGTTCGCAGACAAGGAGCTCATTCGCATCGGGACCGAGGCGGAGCGGCCGAACACCGACAACATCGAGTGCACGCTGCGCAGTCGCATGGATCTGGACTTCAATTATCGGGTGCCGCCGAACGTGTTCCGGGATACGATGCGCGCCGTGGCGTTGGAGAAGTCGTTCCACCCGGTCAAGGACTACCTGAGCGCTCTTAAGTGGGACGGCGTGAGCCGCGCCGAGGAGTGGCTGATCAAGCACGGCGGCGCGGAGGACACGGAATACGTGCGGACCGTCAGCAAGCTGATCCTCGTCGGGGCGGTGCGGCGAATAACGCGCCCCGGCGTCAAGTTCGATGAGATGCTGGTCATCAAGAGCCCCAAGCAGGGCACTGGCAAGAGCACGGCGCTGAACGTGTTGGCGGTGCGCGACGAGTGGTTTTGCGACAATTTCTCGTTAGACCAAGACAGCAAGACGCTGATCGAACTCACCATGGGCAAGTGGATAATCGAAATCAGCGAGCTCAAGGGCCTGAGCCGGGGTGGGTCGGACCACGTCAAGTCGCTCCTCAGTCGGCAACACGACCGGAGCCGGTTGGCGTATGGGCGAATAACGGAGGAGCGGCCGCGCCAGTTCGTGTTCATAGGCACGACCAACGAGAAGGAGTTCCTGAGGGACGAGACCGGCAACAGACGGTTCTGGCCCGTCGAGGTGGTGCGCATCGACCTGAAGGCTTTGAAGGAGGCGCGCGACCAATTATGGGCGGAGGCGGTCGAAATAGAGAAGACTGGCCTGCCGCTCATGTTGCCGGACAGCCTCAGGGAGACGGCTGAAGCCATCCAAGAGGCTCACCGGGTCATGGACAACCCGTACGTGGACATCCTCAAGGAGAAGCTGGGTGAATATGACGACGTGAGGATCGCGAGCTCGGCTCTACTCGACATGCTGGACATGGAGCCAAGCAAGGTGAACAACGCACAATATAAGACGCTGCGGTCGGCCATGTCTGAGCTTGGGTGGCATTACCGGAGGTCGATCAGGGTCGGGAAGAACGTCTCTGGCGGGTACGCGTCACAGGGGTAGTCGAATACTGAGGCGACGAAAGGGCCAAATGGGCCTCGAAGTATGTAGAAGCTCCTCGAGGTCCTACCTCTACACTTGGTCCTACACTCAGAGCCCCGACGAGACGGGGCGAGTAGGATTGTAGGATTTCTTTTTTCTTTTCTGTTTTTGTTTTGTTAAAAAAAGAGGAAAAAAGAAATAGAAAAAAACGCCAAACACCCACATCCTACAGTCCTATGGTCCTACACGGGCACAAAAAAGGCCCCGGAGGTGGTCCCCCGGAGCCCGTTTTTCGTTTCCTTGAGGAGGGCCTCAGCCCTTCTTCATGAAGGACTCAGGGGCCTCGTAGGAGGGGCCCGAGGTGTGCACCACGCCGGTCTTGCGAACGATGGTGCGGAGACGGTTCGAGCAGTTCATGACCATGCGGCCGGTCGCACCGTTGTTGCCGTTCAGGTATTTGGCCCAATCATTGATGCCATTAGCCTCCATGATGGCGGTGAAGGACTCTAGCACGAGTTCGTCGCGGGCATTGCGGGTCCGGTCGCGGATGAAAGTGGCGAGCCAGTCGCCGCAGTTGTCCGGGTGGCCCTGCTCCTTGTACAGGCGCTTGTAGTGGCCCTTGACGACCGAGCCGGTGAGGACGTCCTCGTCGGACTCTTCCGTCTCTTCGATCTGGTCCTCGACCACGTAGTCCTCTTGGTCTTCGCCCTCGGCCCATTTCTGAGCGAGAGCACGGAGCTCACGGGCATCGTCTGACTCGGCGCGCAGTCCGAGGTCATCGTTCGTCAGGACGAACTTGCCAGCGAACTCGTTGATGGAAGCGCCGGCTTTGGCGACAGCTTTGATGATCGTGTGGTGGATGGCGGTCATTGGTGGTCTCCTTGGTTGCTGGCGTCATCGCCAGTAACAGAATTAAAACACGGAAGAGAGGGTGGTGTCAATGTGTTGTAACGCGTTGTAATGCAGAAGACATGTGACAGAGTGTCGCATATCACAGATCAGCCTTCAGTGTTACTATGTAATTATGAAACAGTGCACCAAGTGCGGCCAATTAAAGCCGTTGTCGGAGTTTACTCGTCACAAAATCACCAAAGACGGGCTCAATCATAAATGTAAATCCTGTACACGTGATCTTAACAGCCAACGGGCTAAGAGTGACCCCAGAAGCTCTTTAAGGGCCACGCTATGGAAAAGGTTGAGACACAGGCCCACTGATGACCCTGTTACAGTAGATGAATTGTTAGTGATATGGAGTGCCCAACAAGGCAAGTGTGTTTTGACCGGAATGAACATGGTTTGGGGTGGAGATGGAGGGGGTGATGGCAGTAATTCGGCTCGCCCTAACTCGGTTTCTATAGATCGCATCGATTGTTCCAAGGGGTATGAACGTGATAACGTGCGGCTTGTATGCCACTGCGTAAACTCATTCAGAGGGTCGATGTCGGATACTGAAATGTTGGTTTACGCACGTTTATTGGTGGAGAGACATGCCAGCTCTTAAGAACGCCAAGCAAGAATTGTTTGCTCAGAATTTCGTCAGTGGGATGGGTGTGTATGAAGCATATCAATCCGCCGGGTACGATGGCTCTCCTCAAGCGGCCAACAACGTGCGCAACAATCCGAACGTTGATTTTCGCATTCAGGAACTCATGGAACGTCGCGCCAAAATTGACGAAAAGGCCACAGAGAAGGCCATTCAAAAGATGGCGTTAACCAAAGAATACGTGATTTCACGTTTGATTGAAAACGTTGAGAGGTCTATGCAGGCTTCGCCCGTCAAGGGTGAGGAAGGCTTATTCAAGTATGATGGAAGCGTTGCCAATCGATCTTTAGAGCTTCTCGGCAGAGAGCTTGGTATGTTTGTGGATCGCAAGGAAGTGGGCAAACCCGGTGAGTTCGATGAACTTAACTCCAGCCAGCTTAGACAGCTTATCACTGAACGACTTGGAATGGCTAAACAAGGCCACTGAACGCCTGAATTTTCTTGAACACAAGGAAACGATGGAGGAGAGCCTTGTTGAGTTCATCAGAGGCGCATGGCATGTTGTTGAACCGGGGCAGCCATACCTCCATAACTGGCATGTAGACTTTATTTCCGAACATCTAACAGCAATCACTGAAGAAGTGATTTTAGACGATGATGAATATTATAATCGTTTGTTAATTAACATCCCGCCCGGATCAATGAAATCTCTTTTGGTCAACGTTTTTTGGCCTAGTTGGGAATGGGGGCCGCGCAACATGCCCCATCTTCGCTACGTTTGCACGTCGCACAGCCAGAACCTTGCAATTCGCGACTCCACCAAGATGCGCCGCCTCATTCAGAGCGACTGGTACCAGAAGCGTTGGGGCGACCGGGTGAAGCTGACGGGCGACCAGAACGCCAAGACCAAGTTCGAAAACACGGCGACAGGCTTCCGCGAGGCGGTGGCGTTCGAGTCCATGACCGGCGTTCGTGGCGACCGGGTCATCATCGACGATCCGCATTCCGTGGACAGCGCTGCGTCGGACGCCATGCGAGCTTCCGTCATCGAGACGTTCCTTGAAGCCGTGCCTTCTCGCCTTAACAATCCCGAAAAGAGCGCGATAATCGTCATCATGCAGCGTCTTCACGAGCAGGACGTATCCGGAATAATAATCGACAAGGAACTCGGATATGACCATATTATGCTTCCAATGCGCTTCGACCCGGCCCGCGCCATGCCGACGATGCTGGGTTACGAGGACCGGCGCAGCGAGGAGGGCGAGCTCCTCTTTCCTTCCCGGTTTCCTGAGGAGGTTGTTGCCCGCGACGAGCGCGTTATGGGACCATACGCGGCGGCCGGTCAGTTCCAGCAGTCACCAGAACCACGAGGCGGCGGCATCCTTCGCCGCGAGTGGTGGCAGATGTGGGACAGCCCGTCCTACCCTGCGTTTGATTACGTGATCGCTTCCATCGACACGGCGTACACCGCCAAGACCGAGAACGATCCAAGCGCGATGACGGTTTGGGGCATCTGGAGCGGTGGCGGCGACCAAACGGCGCAAATCACCAGAACAGTTTCACGTGAAAACGAGATAATGGCCGAGGTGGAGCGCACCTACAAGGAAGGCCACCCCAAGTGCATGCTCATCTACGCTTGGAACGAGCGTCTTGAGTTCCACGACCTGATCGACAAGGTTCAGGAGACGATGGAGCAGTGGGGCGTCGAGAAGCTTCTGGTCGAGGCCAAGGCTTCTGGAATCAGCGTGGCGCAGGAGCTTCGCCGCGTCTACAACTACGACGACGTCACCGTTCAGCTGGTCAACCCCAAGAGCCTCGACAAGGTGGCGCGCGTCTATTCGATCCAGCACCTCTTCGCCGGCGAGCTAGTGTACGCGCCGAACAAATCGTGGGCCGATGCGGTCATCAACCAAGCGGCTCAGTTTCCCCGTGGCAAGCACGACGATCTCGTCGATTCCACCAGCATGGCCCTTCGTCACATGCGTGATGCCGGTCTTTTGGTGCGCAACTCCGAGTGGAGCGCCGAACTAGACCAAGACAGAACCCATGTCGGTGCACCGCCGCCGCCTCTTTATCCAGTTTAACGGAGTAGCCTACATGATCTTCGCTTCCGCAGTGGTGGACGTGATTGACGCGCCGCCCGCGTATGGCGGCCTTGGCAAGTTCAAGGTCAACGTTTGGGGCAAAGAGCCGCACGACTACGTGCGCATCTACGAGATACAGGCCAAGACCGAGGGCGACGCCGCTCGTGAGGGCATCGACCGCTTTGTGGCAGACATCGAACAGCTATTAACGGCAGACGAGGAGAATCCGCAGTGAACTTCAGCCAAGCACTCGACCGCATCAAGTTCGGTCAACCGATGACTCGCATCGCGTGGAATGACTCGACGACGTACGTTTATCGTGTTATTCTGCCACCAGACGAACCTGCCTTGTTGCACAAGCGTACCGCGTCTAGCGACGAGTACTGGAATCCGACGCAGGACGACGTGATAGCCAACGATTGGCAAGACACCGTGAGGGCCGAATAATGCCGTTGACGCCGGGGCTCAGCCCGTCCATTCGCCAAACGCCGGGCCTTGGCGCAGCGCAAGACGACTTTCAGATCGAGATTCAGGAAGCTGCGCCGCTAGCCACCCTTGGCGAAGGCGATCATGTCGTGATGGTGGAGCACGGCGACGGCACGGTGGACGTGTCCATCGACGGACGCCCGGTTGAGCAGCCGTCGCAATCCGAACTCGCCGCCGAGTGGTTCAGCAATCTCGTCGACAAGATCGACACGATGGAGCTCCAGCAAATCGGTGAGGACCTTCTTCGCGGCGTCGAGGACGACTTGGAGTCGCGGCAGGACTGGATCGAAGATCGCGCGCAGGGTTTGAAGCTGCTTGGCCTCAAGATCGAGATTCCCGGCCTGCAGGGCGCGGTGGACGGAGCCCCGGTTGAGGGCATGTCCCGCGTGCGCCACCCGCTGTTGCTGGAGGCCGTTCTTCGCTTCCAAGCCAATGCTCGCTCCGAACTGTTGCCGACCGATGGCCCGGTCAAAGTGCGCAACGACGCGGTGGCCACGACGCCCGAGGCCGAACGCCTCGCTGACGCGTTGGAGCAGGACCTCAATCACTACCTGACGGCCACGGCCAAAGAGTATTACCCCGACACCGACCGCATGCTGTTCATGCTCGGGTTCGGCGGATGCGCGTTTAAGAAGGTTTACTTCTGCCCTCTTCGCGGCCGCCCGGTTTCGGAAACCGTGGACGCTGACGACCTCATCGTCAACAACGCCGCCACGACGCTCTCCGACGCTAAGCGCGTCACCCATCGCGTCTACATGAAGCCTTCGACGGTCAAGCGCCTGCAGATCCTCGGCGTGTATCGAGACGTCGATTTATCCACTCCGCAGGAGCCGCAAAAAGACGCGGTCCAGCAAGAAAAGGCGGCGCAGCAGGGCGTGGCTGACAACGCCCGTAATCCGGACGACCGTGACCGCGAGATCTACGAGATTTACTGCGAACTCGACATTCGCGATTTCGAACATAAGCATAAGGGGCAAATCACTGGCCTTGAGATCCCCTATCGCGTGACCATCGACAAGTCCTCGCGGGAGATCCTCTCCATCGTGAGGAACTACGATGAGCCGACAGGTGAAGAAGGCGACGTGTTGCCTGAGCCCCGCACGAATTTCGTCAAGTATACGTTTGTTCCCGGTATGGGTTTTTACGATATCGGTCTACTTCATATTCTGGGTAATACCACAAACGCGGTTACGGCGGCATGGCGAGAGATGCTGGACGCCGGGATGTACGCGAACTTTCCGGGATTCCTGATGTCGGACGCCGGCGGGCGTCAGAACACCAACATCTTCCGCGTACCGCCCGGTGGTGGCGCATTGGTGAAGACCGGCGGCCTCCCGATTTCTCAAGCGATCATGCCGTTGCCATACAAAGAGCCCGGCGGCGCGATGATGAACCTCGTGCAAAACATCGCTGAGACCGGTCAACGCGTCGGCGGCACGGCTGAGGTTGCGGTCGGTGAAGGAAGACAGGACGCCCCGGTTGGCACGACCTTGGCGCTCATTGATCAGGCCACGAAGATCCTGAATTCGGTGCACAAGCGCATGCATTCGGCGCAGGCCGAAGAGTTCGAGCTCCTCGTTCGTTGCTTCCGCGAGCACCCCGAGTCCTTTTGGCAAAAGTGCAAGAAGCCGACGATGGAGTGGAACGAGCAGACCTTCATCGCGGCGCTTAACGATTGCGAACTGGTGCCGCAGGCGGACCCTAACACCGCGTCGCAGACGCAACGCCTGATGAAGGTCATGGCGATCAAGCAACTGCAGGCCGCCAATCCGTCGCTGTACAACGCCGTTGAGGTGGATACGGCTGCGCTGAAGGCCATCGGTTGGTCGAACCCCGAGCAGTTCTTCGCTCCGCCGTCGCCGCCTTCGATGCCGCCCGAGGTTCAGGTGTTGCAAGAGCAGAACGCGATCAAAAAGCAAGAGGCCGACACCAAGACTATGTTGGCGCAGGCGAAGATCGCTGAAACGCAGCACAAGATCCAAACGGACGGCGGTGAAGCGCCCGACCCTTTCAAGCAGGCCCAACTCGCCATTGACGCGCGCGAAATCGCGCTGAAAGAGAAGGACATCGACGCGCGCCTGTTCGAGGCCCAACTCGCCGCTCGCGACGACCAATTCGAGGCGGCCAACCGTCAGAGGGACCGTGAGTCGAAGGAACGACTGGCGGCGGTGAAGCTGGCCGAGGACATCGCCAAGAACCCCGAGGCGTTGCCGATCATCGACCGCTTCCTCACGCCCGGCATGCTTGCGCGTCTTGAGTCCAACGAACCACCGATCGAAGGGTCGCTCTAATGTCCAAGCTGCTACTTGAAGACCAATACCCGACTCACTACTTGCCGGGCGTTGGTCGCCAAGTGATGGCGGCCGGCGGCGAGTCAATTGAGGGCGACGTCCAGTTTGCTCCGGATGGCTTGCCTACATTCGCTCAACCGCAGACCCAAGAGGTCACGCAAGCGCTTGACGTCGCTCGCGCCGTTCCAAAGAAAGAATACGCACCTTTTGGCGTTTTGCCACTTAAAGAGACGGACGAGGGCATCAAATTCGACCCTTATGCCGGCCTACTGGGCTCGGTGACGCGCCCGGCCAAGTATTTTTACGAGACCATGTCCGGACAAAAGGAGATGGACCCGACGAGCGACGAGGCGATACGCGCCGCTACTGACTTAGCTGGGGCGATCACAGGAGGCTCGACGGCCTTCGAGAGACCGGCCGGCGCAATAGCGTCTGGAGCGTCGCGCCCCGGCATGGGTCACAACATGCCGCCAGAAGCGATGGCGGCCGAGCGCGTCACCAATCCGCTTGGCATGCACAGCGCCGCCGCTGAGGTAGCTCGTAACCTGCCGCAACAGACGGGCACTATTGAGCAGATGCTCGCCATGATCAAGAACAAGGTGAACCCAGAAGAGCTTCACTGGTCGGGCGTTGCTGGTGCGTTTCAACCGGGCCAAAAGGTCACGGCCGAGGAACTGGCTGGGCACTTTGAATCGAAGTTGCCGCAGGTTCAGGAAACGCTTTATGGTGGAACGGACTTTGAACCGAAATACGGCAGCATAGACTGGAACCCGCAGCAGTGGCAAAACGCCATTCGCCGCGCCGAGATGAACCGAGACTTTGACTTGTCCGAAGCTCTGATGAATGAGTGGGAGACGGCGGAGGGCCTCGGGGCTGGAGTCAAAGCCCCTAAATACCCAGATTTGAACTACCGCACGCCCGGTGGCACGAACTACCGAGAAATCGTGTTGCACCACCCCGTGGCTCGGGTGGAGGATCCAACAAAACGAAAGATCGCTTATCAAACGTCTGAAGAGGGCAGCATCAGCGTCCCTATGGCTGCGACCCACGAACAAATCCAACAAATGAAGGACAAAGGGTTCATAATCAACGACATGGGGCCTGTTACGGTGCCCGGCCCGTCGTTTACCGAAGCACACCACGAAGAGCCAAACATCGTTGGCCATCTTCGTATGTCCGACATGACGGGTCCTGAAGGCGAAAAGATCCTCAACGTTCACGAATTTCAAAGTGATTGGGGTCAAAAAATCCGCAAGCACGGAGTCATCACTGGCAAAGAAACTGAGGATAAAGCAGCCTTAGATCGCAAACAAGAAGAGTTGTGGAAACGTATTGCTGATGAAGTAAACCAAATCAAGAAAGAGGCGCTTGAAAAATATAAACAAGCCGGTTTTGATGAACTAGTGGCTAGAGGGACTATTGACCGTCAGTCTCCAGTAACATTAGCGCAGTTGGCTCGCGGCATGGACGGTGCAAACGCCTATATGAAATTGATCGAAGAAAACGCTCAGTTGCATGATGACATTGGGGCTATGAGCGCCCGCAAGCCGGCTGCGCCTTATGTTTCTTCGCGTGAAGGCCAGCACAACACGCCCGGTTGGACCGACTTGCTCATCAAACGCGTGATGCAGGAGGCCGAAAAAGGCGGGTACGACAAGGTGGTTTGGGACACGCCCCGAGAACAAGGTCAACGTTACATGAACATGCCCAACATCGTTAAAGGCATGCAAGGCTATTATGGCGACGTCCTCCCGCGCCGCTTAAAAAAGGTGGTGCCAGAAGCAAAGCTGGGCGAACACGACGTCGGAGCTCCTCAATCCAAAATAGACTTTAGCCTTCATCGTATTGGCGAAAACGTTCCGGGGTCTGATACAGCTTTATGGGCGGCTAAAGAAGAACACCCAGACCTAAACAATGAGCAACTCCTGAGGGTGACGGGTCTTTACGACGATTTCATGATCGTCGAGGCGGCGCAGCGCGGCATCGAACTGCCAGACGTAATGGTTAGACGAGCACCACGTTATTCGGAAGGCGCTTTTGAATTATTTAACAAGGATTCCGGTGAATCTATTAGTTTGTTCGACAGTGAAGAGGAAGCCAGTGCGGCGGCCAACACTTATCTTGCCCAAAAGGCTGAAGAAGCTATTGGCAGCGGCTCCGCCAAGCGCCCCGGCTTTGTGATGACGCCCGAGCTCAAAGAGCGCGTGCGCAAAGGCTTCTCGGCGTATCGTCGCGGCGGCGAAGTGGAAGACGCCATCGAAGTCGCCAAGTCTGTTGTAGTGTAGGTGTAGGACCTAAATTTTAGTTTGTCTGGTCTTTAATAAAATTAAAAATAGGACAAAAGGCGTAGCACGTCTACGTGGCTACAGTCCTACAAAGCGACCACCTAGTCGCACGCATGAAAGTGTGTTATTCTTCGACCGCTGAACGTCGCGCAGCAGCCCTTTTCGCGACGGCGAGGACGCTCGCACTTACAGGATGGCCATAATGTATGACATCGCGAAAAAAGGCCGCAACGCGCTGAAATCAAAAGCGCGTCGCATCGCCGCCGGCGACAACGCCAAGGTTGACTCTTCCGATTGGAGTCCCGCTCCGCTCATCAACGCCGACAAAAAGACTGGCGCGCGTCCGGTGAGTCCTCGCCTTTACAAAGATGGTGGCAAAGTTTCGGGCGACTCTTCGAAGCCGCGCGCTGACCGTCCGGGTCGCGCCACTGGCGGCGCTACAAAGATCGCTGACGCTTACGTCGCACGTAATGCCCGCAAAGCGCTGGGCACGGCCCACGTTGGTGCGTTCAAAGACGGCGGCGTCGCCAATAAGGCGGCTCTTGGCGCGGTGGATCCGAAACCGCACCGCGCCGCTACTCCGAAGCCTTACAAGGCCGGCGGCCGCACGGGCAAAGACATCGGTGGCACGGTTAAGAACATGCTTAATCGCCTCACCGGCTACAAGTCGCCCGGCGAAAAGATGACCGAAAATCTCAAGGGCGTCGGCTCCAGCTCCGCCCCGCGTTACACGGAATCCGACAAGACGGCTCTTAAAGAGATGGTTAAGGGTCGTTCGGGCTCGGGTCTGCCGGAGCCGGAAGAAGGCATTGAGGCCGCTGGTCGCACTGGTGACAAGCGCGGTGGCCGCAACTGGATCAAAGGTGCGATCAAGAAGCCCGGTGCGCTGCGCAAATCGCTCGGCGTGAAGGAGGGCGAAAAGATCCCCGCAAAAAAGCTTGAAGCCGCCTCTGAAAAGGGCGGCAAGCTTGGTCAACGCGCCCGTCTGGCTCAGACGCTGAAGCGCATGGGCAAAAAGACCGGTGGCGGCGTCAATTTGACGGTCGTTGTCTCGGATAAGGACAAGCAGGCCGCGCCGCGTGGCGGCATGCCGATGGGTCCGATGCCGCCGATGGGCCCGGCTATGGCTCCGCCGCCTCCGATGCCGCCCGCTCCGCCACCTCCCGGCCTGATGAGCGCTGCTGGTGCTCCTCCGGCGGGTCTTGGTCCGATGGCTCGTAAGAGTGGCGGCCGCATTTCTAAGGTCGCTTCGTCTTACAAAGACATGGAAGCGGGCGCGGGATCTGGTGAAGGTCGTTTGCAAAAAACCGACATCGCGTCGAAGCACAAAAACGCCCCTGCTCGTAAGAGCGGCGGCAAGGTGTACAAGTCCTACAAAGACATGGACGCTGGTGCAGGATCCGGTGAGGGCCGTCTCGAAAAGACTGAGATCGAGGCGCGCAAAATGGCTCGTAGGGCGTAATTAACCCTGCGATGGGCGAGGCGTTTCTTTGCAGCCCCTTTAGAACGCCTCGCCCTACTAAGCGTATGAGTTAAAGGGCTGAAAAGGGGCTACAGATGCAAACTATGTACCATCTCTTCGCCAAGGAGCTTGATAAGCTGCTTCAAGAGGAGATCAACAGGCTGACGGAGATACTCTCTGTTGGTCATGCGCCATCGTTTGACGAGTACAAATTCATGGCGGGGCAGGTTGTGGCGCTGAAAAAAGCCCGAGAGTACATGTTAGACGCATCTTCGAACATAGAAAGGGACTGATTATTATGCCTCACGTTGAGATGGAGCACGCAGAGGATCCGAAACAGGCCATTCTGGACGCCATTGGCGACGTCTCCGGTATGGAGCTTTTCAACAATCAGATACTTCTGGCCGTTTACATCCGGCCCGAAAAGACCAAGAGTGGCATCATTTTGTCTCATCAAACCACGGATGAGGACAAATACCAGTCGAAGGTGGGACTCCTT